GGGCGGAGTTCCCGGAACTGCCAATCTGGGCGGAGTTCCCGGAACTGCCAATCTGGGCGCAGTACCCGGAGCTGCCAATCTGGGCGCAGTACCCGGAGCTGCCAATCTGGGCGTAGTCCCCGGAACTGCCAATCTGGGCGCAGTACCCGGAGCTGCCAATCTGGGCGGAGTTCCCGGAATCAACGTTTTCACTTGGCGTCTCAGCAATAGTCTTTTCCAGCACAAAATCCACGCACGCCTTGACAAAGCCGGATAATCCCAGTTTTACGCCGATTTTCAGCTTTCGGGAGCAGAACTTTTTCTTATCATCCGTCTTTGGCTTGTCCAGCGCTTCAACTTCGGCAAACTCGTTCGGCGTTCCATCAGAGCGAATCAAATCGTAATAGTCCAGAACGTCAAAGGGGCTTTCGCAAAAGTGCATTCCCTTTTCACAGATTTTCGCCTCCGGTTCCTCGAAGACGGTATTTTCCTGATACTGCTTATCCTTGCAGATCAAGCCGGGGTTGAATCCTTTGTAACCTTTCATTTTGCATTTCCTTTCTGTTTTCCTTTATTCCCCCGAGGGACTTTCCCCCACCTGGGCGGGGTGCAATTCCGCTTCACCGGCTTGAAACAGCTACATTTTCGCCTTGCTCACTGAAAATCCTCCATACTGGTCTGTCCCGGCAGCACATCGTACTCCATCCACCAACGGAACACTTCTTCTGCGGTGACCCAATCCACCCTTTCACTAAACTTCTTGTTTTGTCGTTTTCGCTCCTCAAGCATCCGTTCAAAGGCGTTCAGGTATAGTTGCTTGTACTTCGGCCACCGGTAGAACTCCGCTTCACGTCCCTTTTTTCTAGCAAGCGGGCAACCGATACAGCCAACACGGCATTGCCCCTCTGCGTAAAGCGGATTCATCGGGACTTTTGCATCTTCTAAAAATCCGTGCACGTCCTGGTCCGTCCAATCAATAATGGGGTTCACAACTCGTTTTGCTTTCAGGCGGCAGTTTTCAAAAAGCATTCGCTTTTCGTCATTGTCATTGGCAAGAATGATTTTTTTATCCTTGGTTGCGCCCAGTTTTTCGTAGATTCCACGGTTGTTTTTTCTGGATGCAGATTCAGCCCAGCGAACCCCGGTGCAGATAAACCGCCCTGCGCCCCCTGCTTCTTTTAGGATGGAGCAGCAGTACCGCATAAGCCGGGTAGGCGGCATGAGCTTCTGAGGAATCAAGCTCCACATGGACACCCTCTGCCCCTTGTAAGTCGGCATATTCACTGTGCATTTGTAGCCCTTTTCCTCCAACCGTTTGAACTCACTTCTGACAAACCGCACCGTTTCTGGGGCATCAGCCGTGGTGTGGTTGTGCTGGAACTCGCAGGGGATACCGGAGCGAACCGCTAGCTCGGTGATAACCCCGGAATCTTTGCCGCCTGAAATGCAGATCACCAAAGGCTGCTGGTAGGCCGCCAAAGACATTTCAGAGGCGGCTTTCAGGCGATCGATTGCCATCTGCTCCAAGTCATTCATTCTCAAAAACAATCCCCTCTCTCACCAAATCCGGGTGTTCATACCGAAAAAATTGGCGTTGTTTTTTGTGGTTCCCAATTGATTTCATGATGTTTTTATTCCAGTTATCGATGAAATACGTTTCCCATGCCTTGCAGCCGTCCCCGTTGGTGGGGCAATCGTCCCGCGTACAGTTTCTGCAAAATGGGCTGGCCGAATCGATGTACTGGCCGGGGCGTTCCTTTTCCTTGCCTTCTTCGTTTTTCATACTCCACCGCCTTCCGGTAGCATTTCAAAGTCCATCTTCCCGGCCAGCTCGGCGATAAAGCTCTTTACCGCTCCGGGGAGCTTCTGGTAATCGTCCTCCCGCTTCTGGCACACTTGGAACGATCTCTGGAAATTCGATGCAACAACGGACTGCACCGTTTCTGCATCCATCAGCGCCCATTCCTTGAGCTGGGCGGGGCTTCCCACCGTCCGCTGTACCGCCGGTGGAAGCTTCCGGAACTCGTCATCCGCGCCGTATACGCTGTTCCTCAGCGCACTGGCAACCAGTCCCCACGCCTCCATCTGGGTCATCTGCTGGGGCGACTGCATCCGATGGAGCATATCTTTCAGCTTCCCGATGGTGGGCATAAAGCCGCCGGTATCCGTCGCTATGTACGCTTTTGCAGCGGCGGCAACGGCCTCAAATGACTCCTCGGAGAACATATCTGCCCAAAGATTCACTTTCACGTTTGCCGCCTCTTTGGACATTCCCCGGAAAGAATCGGGATAATTTGCCTGTAAAAGCGTGAGAATCTGGTACGCTTCCTGTTTATCCATTCCCAAATTCCTCCCTGTACATCTCCGCCAGACGATCAACGCCGCTGGTGTAGCCGCTGCGGGTATTTGCACTGCCTATTCTCTGCCTTTCGCTCTTCGTCCAAGTGACAACGGCGGACTTCCAATCCTTCATGGGGCTTTTGCCAACCATCCAGCCTTTCGACGCATAGAACGCTACAAAGGCTTCCGGGTCAATGTGGTACCCCTTTTCCTGGCAATACTCCGCCACCTGCTCCACCGTAGGCGGGGTGAATCGCTTTTTCTTTTCGTTTCCCCCCGCAAGGGGGTTAGGGGGATAACATTCGTTCTCTTTCTCTCTCTCTTTCTCCTTCTCTTTCTCGCTTGCTGGCTGCTCTTGCTTATCGTTTGCTTCTGCTTTGCTTCCGCTTTGCTTGCTATTTGCTTCCGCTCTGTTTGCTATTTGCTTGGTGCTTCCTCCGTTTTTCCCGGATTTTGCTTTCCGCCTGCTTGCGTCCAGATTCGGCTTGATAAGCATAAAGGCAATGGCGGCGGCGTCAGACATTTTGTCTACGTCCGGAGCATCGTTAAACAGAGCGTATTTGCAAATAGCGTCATAGGCTTCTGCCCTTGCGGCCTTGTTTTTTATCTTGAAAACCGCTTCAAAAAACGAGCGGTAAAAGGTGAATTGGCTTCTTGCTTCGTCTTCCATATTTATTCCTCTTTAACGCCGGTGAGACGAACCGCCACGCATGGGCGGGTGCCGTACCGCTTGCAGACTGTGGCGTCTGTGATAGCTGCATCATCCTTGTAGGCGATACCGTTCAGGGCATCACACACAATCTTGCCTATGTTGTCCCAGTCGGGTTTCACCATTGGCAAAATCTGATTGTCAATCGCTTCGGCCTGCTTGCGCTTGCTCCACGAATGGGGAACGGGGTAGATTGCCGCAATGTCAACCCGGATAGCGCCTGTGAACTTTGCCCCGTGGGCTTCGCACTGGTATGCCCATGCCACCAGCTTTTCATAGTCCTTCGTTTTCTTTGGGGTGTATGTCTCACCGTTCTGGGTGAAGCGGGGGCGCTCCTTCCCTTGCGGAACGCCGGGAATCGTAAATTCAATCGTCACGTTTTCGCTCCTTCCTTTGGAGTTGGCGGTTTCACCTCCCACCGCCAAGGGAAATGCAAACTATACTGTCAATCTTTTTGAGGAAAGATTGCTTTTTCCGGCCTAGAACGGCAAGGCGGGGTCGTCTTCGGTGATCTCCTGATATCCTCCGAACCCCTGCTGACTGTATCCGTTGCCCCGGTTCGTCTGCTGCGGGGCGCTGGGCTGCCCGTATCCGGCGTTTTGCGCCGTTCCGGTATTGGTGGTACCCTGAGAATTGCGCTTGCTGGAAAGCAACTCAACGCTTGTGGTCACAACCTCGAACGCCCGGCGCTTGTTCCCGTTCTTGTCCGTCCAGTCTCTGGCTTGCAACGCTCCGGAAACGGCTACGATATCGCCCTTATGGCCGTACTGCGTCAGGTACTCAGCACCCTGCCGCCATGTGACGAAATCCAGAAAATCGGTGGTATCCTTCGTCATTGGACGCTTGACGGCGAGACTGTAGGAGCAGACCGCCGTCCCATCCTGGGTTCTTCTCAGCTCCGGGTCGGCGGTGAGCCGCCCGACAAATTGACAATTATTCATGTGTTCTCCTTCCTGTAAATCAGATCGTTTTCATTCCAGCCGGGATAAATGCCCATCAGGTACTCCCGGAAATACGCCCTCATTTCCATTCTTGCCGTGGTCTGGTCGTACCGGTTGTGACATCTGGGGCAGAGGGTAAGCCCGTTCTTGGCAATGCCAAGCCCTCCCTGCGCCCGGGATATGTAGTGGGCGTTGCTCCATGCCAGAGGGGCAGGGGCGGGAGCGCCGCAGAATACGCAGCACGTCCAGCCGTCAATGCTGTCCCGCTCGGCAATCGCCATTTTCTCGCCCCGGGTGAAGTCCCTCGCTTTGGTATCCTTCCTCAACGCCATTCCTCCTTGAGCAGTTCCAGCTTGTCCGGGGGCAGGGTTTCAATGTCCAGCGCCTTGCAGTCCTGTATCAGATTGTCGATCAGCCGCGCCATTTGTTTGGTGTCGTAGGTGCTGGAACCGTGGTATGCCGCCAAGTTCCGGCACCCAGGCACCTGAGACGTGCCCAGGCTGTCCACCAGCCATCCAAGGCCGTTTTTCTGCCAGCTCCGTGTGAAGCGCTCCACGTCCTGTTCCCGGACGCACATAGGCGTGTAATTGTCTCCCACGCCACGAACGGCGTTCCGGTAGACCTCTACCGGGGGAGTCCCCATAGCGGCGGCAAGCTTGTGAATCAGCACCCAGGCATAGGCGTTTGCGTCCAAGCTCCGCTTTTCCCGGTGCTCTTTCAAGGTCAGATCGTAGGGCGTGGCCTTCATTTTTCGGATAAAGGCCATTGCCTTGCCCAACTCGGAACGGGAGGGCTTGACCATCAGCCAGCCGCCTTCCAGTTTGGCCTCGGTGAATGTAAACTCCGTCATGATTGCTGCCACACAAACGCCCGAAGGTTCTTTGTGTCATTACGGATTGCAAGTCCGGTGATCCGCCCGGTCTTCTCGTCATAGGCGATTTTCTCAACGCTGAACTTATCGTAGCAGTTGAACCGGGTCTTTCCATTGAAGGAAGATGCTTTGATCTCTGCCTTATTGCTGGGAATCCAGACAAACGGGGACGTGTAGAGTTCCCTGCCGATGCCCCAGCGGAACCCGGCGCGCTTGAAAGCGTCGCTTGCCTCGCCCTTTTTCTGGTTGCCTTCCTCGTCCTCCCGGCTCTCGATACCGCAGTCCCATTTCCATTGGATGCCACCGTTTTCCTGGATAATCCCGATACCGGCGTACAGATTGCCCTTGATCTCCTTGTAGTCGTTCGTCCAGTTGCCAGCCCCTACAGTCTCGTCCAGCAAGTCCATATCCGTCCTCGCCGTCTTGTACAGCAGACACACCAGACCATTTCCCTTGACCTGCTTGACCTTGACCTCAATCTCGTCAGCGGTCAGGAACCGAAACATTCTCGCCATTGTCTTCCTCCTTAAATTCCAGCGGGCATTCATACCCAACTGTTGCTCTTGTATCCAGCAGATACTCCCCGGTCAACCGGCACTGCTTCCGGGCGTATGTTTCCATACACGGGCACAAATCACAGCACACATGACCCTCCGGGAAGTAAATGCTTGCCGTGGCCTTCTCGTACCACAGGCAGCTTTTTTTATCCGCCATAGTTCACCGCCTCCATCATTCTTCATCCTCCTGCAACGGCTCAAACCGTTTTATAGCGATACCGCCTTTGTACGGATATGCCCGGTATTTTGCCCCGGGGGGGACAATTCCGCCTAAGCTACCTGTGCTGATATAAAAGCCCCCACCAACTTTGTTGATGTTTAATGTTCTACCAATTTTTTGCGGAATAAAAACGACGTAGTTCTTGCTTACTTTTATCCCAACAGTGTTTTCGCCGTTCCAAAACTTTGCAGCAAGAGCGTTAATGTAGGCCATGCGCCTCTTACCATTCAGAAAACTGACAGCCGGAACATTGACTCGATTGTACGGCCTAATGTAGATATCCTCGAATCTTTCCGATTCGCTGATGATGATTCCGTCCTCCATTATTCCTCCACCTCCGCTTCCTCGTTGAACTCCGTCATGGAATCGATGCAATCCAGGCAGTAGAACTCATCATGCGCCGGGATATATACCAGTTTGCTGTCTGTGATGGGACATCCGCACCTGGCACACTTCGGGAGTGCCGCTTCCCGAAAGTCGGCATCCGCTGCCAACTGTTCAGCCTGTCGCCACGGCTCCATGCTATCAAAAACGTCCATTGACTTTCCTTTCTCAGTTTGATATACTGTAAGTGGTAGAGATTTTTTTATCGCTTGCCGTCCCCGGTGCTGTAACATCGGGGGCGGCTTTTTATCTCCCTCTGATGCACCGCCCGATACCGGCACCCATCAGGATAGCGCACACCCACATTGCGGGAACTGCCGCACTGTCTGCCAGCAAATCGGCCTGCTGCCACCAGAAAAGCACCAGATTCAGCCCCGCATATGGAAGGACGCGGAACACGCATCCCCTGATATTGAACGGCTTCCGGTTCTCCGGCACCGGCTCCCACCGGGCATCCACGGGCTTATTTCTGCTTGCCATATCGTTCACCTCCTGTCGTGGTTTTTATGGACTACGTCGAAAAGCTCAACATTCTCATTGTCAAACGTCCTGCTTTCCTTCGTTTCCATCAAAAGGGATTCCCGCAACTTGACGTTTTCCTCCCGCAAGCGGCGGAATATCTCCGCCATAGTGCGAAGCTGGGCAACCTCGTTCGGCGTCATTTGGCGTTCTCCTTGTAGGGGCAGACACAATCCATACGAACATACTGCCCCAGCCCCTCTCTATTTTCGAACCGGCCCTCCCCCTTGCTGGATATTTCCGGATTAACCAGCGTTACGATTTCGCCGATTTTGAAATAGTGGTGGCATTTTCCGACAGGGCGATTTCCGGTAATCACGAACTTATCTCCCACCTTCAGCTTGCTCACCTTTGGCTTGCTCTCTTTGGGCTTGTCCTCCTTGCGCTTCTTCTCAAACAGCCGATCAACGGCGACCCTTGCGCCCTCCGCTCTGCTGTAGGTATCCGTCGGATTGCACCGGGCTTCTGCGGTCTTCACGTCCCGCCCGCCCCGTTTCAGGACGGCCGTGGTAATCATCCCGTCAAAGCGGAGTTCCACGGTGCAGGGTTCCCGCTCAGGCTCTGCAAGGCCGGAAATCATGTCATCATCCCACAGCCAGCCGTATCCGTTATTTTCACCGTAATCTTCCCGCATCCAATATCCGGACAAAGCGAGGTCTCTGATCGTCATGACTTTTCCCAGCCACTTGTCCATTTCCCCGAAATTGTTCATGTGGTTGGTTCGGCAGTCTACAATCCGCACCTTATCCCCAATTTTGTATTTCATAAATAACTCCTTTCAATTTCGGCATTCTGCCGTAGATTTCAAATCCATGCTTTTCCACGCTGTGCTGGGCTAAGCCGTTGCATAGGTTTTCTATGCTTTTCCATGCCATTGCGTCGCGTTTCATTACTATGCTAAGCCGCTGCGAAGTTCAGCAGCGCCCAGCGATTCAGTGCCCTGGCCGCGCGTATCCAGGCCATCCCATGCCTCTGCAACGCAACTCTCATCTAGGCCATTGCCAAGCCGGGTCGAACTTTGCTCTGCCCTTGCGCCTTAAATCAGCTCGTATGTATAGCGTCCCTTCCCACTGTTTCGCCACTGGCCGATACCCCGAAGCTTGCCGTACTCCAGGCATTCCAGTGCCAGATCGTGCATGTCCTTGGTCAGGCAATCGATCTGAATCTCAATGGAAGTCCCTGCCGGTGCTGTCTCGCTGCTGGAAAGGGCAATCCGCTCACCCTGCGCCGTGGATGCCCGGAGGGGGCGCTCACACACGCCGATCTCGCCGCCGTTCAGGTTCAGGGGAATCTTTCGGGGGGAGACGAATAGAAGGCCGTCGATTTCCTTCTTGTACGCCTTGATCTTGCTGGCCTTGGTGCCGGGAACCTTCCGAAGAACGCCGCAGGAATCCTTGAAAAAGCCCTTGATCTGGTAGTCATACAGGAACGGCTGCCCGTTCTCGTCCCGGGGGAATACCGTCATGGATTTCTCCATCATGCCGTCCACGCCGATTGCGGCGACTTCCTCTTCCATGCTCTCGGCGTCGGGAGCCTTGGAAGCGATGAACTCCCGGTGCAGCTCCTTGTTCCCGCTGCACGTGCCAAGAAGTTCCTCAAAAAATGTGATTCTTGCCTTGATTTTGCTGATTTCCATTTGACTTTTTCCCTTTCTTTTGGTAAAATAAAGATGATTTCCATTGACTGCCGCTCTCGGGTGTTCCGCACGCCCGGGGGCGGTTTTCTCGTTGCAACGCGCACCATATCAGTGCCATTGCCCAGCTGTGCTTCCCCTTGCCTCTGCTCTGCCTTGCTTTGTTGTCCCTATCGGTGCCCTTGCTGTGCGTGCCCTCGCCTAGCGATTCTATGCAATGCCCTTGCGATGCTGTGCGCTGCGCCGCTGAGCCGATCATAGCCCTTGCTCAGCCACTCGGTGCCAAGCCGCGGCTTCGCCTCCCCGTGCTATCCTCGCCTTTGCAGCGCCTACCACTGCTCAGCCTCGCTACGCCACCGCGTGGCTGATCACTGCAATTCCCTCGCAAACGCCCGTATCTCCTTCTCAGAGTACCCCAGGGTTTTCAGAATCACCGCCGGGTTGGGGTGGAGGGTGGTCACCAGCTTCCGAAGGACGCTTACCCGCATTTCGGTTTTTCCCTTTTGGTAGTTCAGCAGATTTTGGTACCCCTCGCCGATTCTTTTCCCAAGTGCCGAAGCGTTATCGCTCTGAATCCCCGCCAGGGGACAGCAGCGGTCGATTTCTTTCCAAAAATCCTCCACTGCGTAGCGCTCGGCATACTGCCGGATTCTAGGCATTGTCTTTCCCCTCGCTCTCTTTATCTGCGGGCTTTACCTTGGGAGCAATGCAATCTACTAGCCCCCGAACGCTGTACCCCAACGAATAGCAGGCAAACGCCATTCCAATTATTGAAAGAATCGTGGAAGTGCTCATGTTATTTCTCCCTTCTTCTGAGATTGCTTCTCTCGCCCCCGCTTGATGATTGCTTCCAAAGCGGTCTCCATCCGCTTCTGGATATTGGGTGGCTTCCGCTTCCCATTCAGAATCATGGAAATGTACGCTTTGTTCACGCCCATTTCGTTTGCCAGCTGCTCATAGGTGATCCGCTCATTGTGCATCCGCCCGATGAGCCGCCCCGTCCATTTTTCGGGCATTGTATTCCTCCTTTTAGTTAAAAATGTTGACTGCGGCGAGAAACCGTGCTACAATTTCATGCGTTCCCTGTGTAACAACAGAAAGGGGTGATTTGATGCGGAGCCATTGGCGAAGCAATCTTTTTGCTCTGGCGTTCCGAACTAAGGCAACTGCATGATGCGCATGGAGCACAGCAACCAGATATGCTGTAAGTGATTGGCACGGCTAAGAACCGTAAGACAATTTACGGATTCGGCATTTCTCCCGGCCTAATGCAACTGCCCGGGAGCCGCCGATAAAGTAATTTCGGCGCGTGCCGGGTTGCCGCCGTGTTTCGGTAAAAAATCTGGGGGAAAAGCGTCTGCGATTGTCCGCAGGCGTTTTTTCTTTCCCGCCGCAGTCATTTTATGGTTGCAAAAGTTAACAAAGTGTGCTACTATGTACTTGCGAGGAACAGAATAGCTTTGACGCAGGATTTTTTACCCTGGGTCTGGGGTTTTGTTTACTTTCGTAACTCATAGCGCTATTATAGCGTTAACAAACGTAACTGTCAACTGTAAAAGTGATAACGAACGCAACTTTGTCACATTGCACAAAATGCAGGAGTGTTAATTATGGCTTTTTACGAAAATTATGTTAAATTGTGTAATTCCGTTGGGAAATCCCCATCCGCTGTTGCCGTGGAACTAAAACTTGGCAAACCATCTGTAACAAGATGGAAGAACGGGGCAGAACCGAGAGACGCAACATTACAAAAAATTGCCGATCATTTCGGTGTAACCGTAGATTTTTTAAAAGGCGAAGAACAAACAAATTTTTATATGCGCTACTGTGAGCTGTGCGCAAACAAAGGAATTAGCCCTAGTGCTGCTGCGATTGAAATAGGGCTTCGAAAATCAAATGTCACTTATTGGAAAAGTAACAGAAATAATCCTTCGGACGCGACCTTGCAAAAAATCGCCGATTATTTCGGCGTCACCGTTGAGTATCTCAAGGGGGAGGAAACAAAAAAAGACCCCGCCACGAATGGCGAGGTCAGCCCCGAAAAACGGGAACTTCTGGATTTAATTGATAGCCTGTCCGACGATCAGTGCGGTAAGCTTTCCAACATTATCAAGGAGGCTATAAATTTATTGTGAGATTAACGAAAGATTCCAAATATGTGCTGGATATCCTGATTGCCAATCCCCCGCTCGGGAACTCCAACACATACAACGTAATAGCTTGGATGGGCGTTATTGATGAAAAGAAAATTCACAGCTATTCAGATTATACCGGCATTCTGGCATACCTTGCCGAATGTAAATGTATCGAATGGGTGAACGACGCCCACAGCGATTTCCGCTTGACGGAGAAGGGGCGAAATTATAAGGAACTTCGGCACAAGGAATGGCGGTCAGCCATTTTCCACGGGGCAATCGGTTTTTTCCTCGGCGTCTGTTCCGCATTGTTTGTGAAGTTTCTTACAGATTTGATTTGGTGAAAAGTGGGCACAGGCACGCTCCAACCTGCATCCAACCAAAACAAATGGCAAGTCGCTTTGCGGCATTACACAGTGTTCGCACAGAATGCAGTTGGCATTAAGGCAGGAGTCTTTGACTTCGCTTTGCAGATTCTGGCATTTTTGAAGCAGTTCTTTTAGTTTTCGATTCTCTTTTCTGAGCGCTCGCTTTGTAACAAACATTTTACCCTCCTTAGCACATATGCAGCCTGTTCATCAGTTAGGGAAAGAATATTCTCCGCCAACTGTTCGCGAATGTTCGGCAATGTTCTCCTTTCTTCCATTATATCACGGTTTGCTCTGTTTCGCAATGCATTTTTCGTCACTGGCCGTTCCTCCTTTTATATTTAGAACAATTGTTTGCATAACATACAGTAGCACACTAAATGTCCAATAAACCGGACTAATTAGAAAAATGCACAAAAATTTTTCTTTTCGTTGAAATTATTTTCTGAGCATGGTATTATTTTTATGTAGGGTCACGGGCATAGAAATCTATCTCGTATACCTGAATAAAAAGGAAAGAGGTATCACTATGGAAGATTTAACAAATGAACTCGAAACATCAGGAGAACAAAATACCCCCCAAAAAATGGTATGTCCGTCCTGCGGCGCTGCCATAAGAGAAAATCAAAAATTTTGTGATAACTGCGGCGCTGATCTAAATGCTCCCCCCAAGCAAAAGGCCGAACCCAAGAAGAAAAGCTATTTTGTTCCGGCAATTATTGCAATGGTCGCAATTTTTGTCGTAGCGTTCATATTCATTCAGCGAGCTACTAAGCCCAATTTTAAGCAGTTATACGATATGCTCTGTGATCCCACGTGGGCGCAAGTCGGCTCGGACGGTAGTTATTTGAGCATTGATACAAATCCGTATGACTATGATGATTCCGGCCTTTATTGCCGTGACGCTTACGTTACAATACCTACCATCAACGGAATGTTGGGGCTTCCAGATTCCCTTTTCAATCAGATGAACGAAACATCCGCATCCGATGGAAGGCAAACCGAAACATACAATAGTAAAAATGTGACCGTAACGTGGAAATATCATCCCAATACAGGGCTGGAAGTTACCTATAAGAAAATTCACTAATTTCTGATATGCCCCGCCACCCGTGCCACAAGGTGGCGGGGCTTGCCGCCGGTAACGCCGTGTGTCCCTTGCCGGTTGCAATACCACCATACACCCCGCACAGGCGTTTCGTAAAGCCCCAGATGTGAAATTCCCGTTCCATTTGCGCAACAATCGTTCCATATGTGAAACATTCCGTTTTTGGAGGCGGTTTTATGAATATTTCCGAGCATTTATCAGAATTGGAAGCCCTGCGGAAGGAGCGGGGCATGTCCCAGCAGGAGTTGGCAGAAACCTGCGGCGTATCCAAGGCCACGATCTGCCGCGCCCTGAATGGTGCGACGGAGCCGACGGCAAGGCTTGTGCAGAGCATTGAGGCCGCCGTGCAGTACACCCCGGAGGAACACCCGGTGCTACCCGCCCCCGGCCAGTCCATGGAGGAATATGTGGAATATCTTCAGGCAACGATCATCCGCCAGAGCGAGGACTACAGGCGGCACACCATGCAGCTGCAAACGCACTACAGCCTTCTCAACCGCCAGAACCGCCGGGTGATTCTGATTATGGGCATTTCCATTGCGGTGCTGGTAATCTTCCTAGTAGGCTGGCTCATCTTCGATATCATGCACCCGGGAACCGGATGGATTCAGAGGTAAGATAAATTTTTACGATTGTCGGAAATATTTTTCCGTTTTTGGTCAATCTGTCTATTGCTATTTTCCATTTCTCGGGGTACAATATAGACGTAGGATAACCACCTACGCTATATAGACGACGTTCATCGTCCGCCCTAATTTGCCGCCTGCCGAGAGCGGGATATAAGACTTCGGCTTGTTGTAAGACTGCCGCTTGCCGGGAGCGGGATACAAAACTCCGGCCTGAAAATGCCGGACTGGCCGCCATGCCGGTTCGGCATTCTTTTTTGGGGGATAACAAATGACAGAGATACAGGACTCCGGAATATACATAATCCGTGATGCTTTCTTTGAAAAATACGGGAACAACCGCTATATGAAGAATAAGCAGGAGAGCCGCCCCCACTACTACGCTATGGCGGACAAATCCGGTGTCCTATGGATGGTTCCAATGAGTACCAACGTAGATAAATACAAGCGGCTGATATATGAAAGTGAGAGGCGGCACGGCTCCGGAAACTGCGTGCATTACCTCATAGCGCCGATATACGGAAAAGACAGGGCTTTTATTATCTGCGATATGTTCCCCGTCCTCCCGGAACATGTACTACGCCCATACAATATCAACAATGTGCCTTATGTTTTGGAAAACAAAAATATAAAGAAAAACATCCGTGTAAAAGCGCTTGCCTACTTGAACATGGTTGAACGTGGGGTTCTACATAGTCCGTTAAATATTATCGAAACCAAGGCCGCGTTGCTCAAAAGCAGAAAGGACTAGAAGACGGAACGGGCAGCCGTCGCCCTTGTTAGGAGATGTGGGAGCGTCGCCCCACCTAGTTCTCAAAAACAGTGGCAGACCGTTTCGGCGGTCTGCCATTTTTTCTAACCGCATGTAAAGGGGGATTCCTTATGGCAAAAAGAAAGAATGAGCCGGAAATAAAGCTGCCAAAAATAGAGCAGCTTCCCTCCGGCGCGTGGCATACCCGTGTATACTTGGATGGGCGGCGCACGTCCATTACACGCGATACTTATGATGAGTGCCTATCAGAATACCTTGCAATCAAAAACGGCATTCTGGAAGCTCAGGAGCGGCCACAGGGGCGGCTTACGCTAGGCGAAGCAGTAGACGCATACATAGAGAATACCCGTGATTTAGTCCGCCGTGGGCGTCGCTCACCGTCTACGGTATACGGCTATATCAGATATCGGGATAATACCTTTCAGCGGGCGATGGCATACAATATCTACACCACGCCGGACGCACGATGGCAGTCCGCTATAGACGATGAAAAGAAAATGGGCAGATCGCCGAAGTACATCAAGAATGCGTGGGGGCTAATGTCGGCGGCAATCAAAAAAGAAACCGGGAAGCAGCCGAAAGTCGTTCTTTTCGAGAAAGAGGACAACGAGCGGCCATTCCTAGAGCCTGACCAGATTGATATTTTCGTTGAGGCCGTAAAAGGTGATCCGGTGGAAATCCCGGCACTGCTTTGCTTATCCAGTTTACGCCGCTCTGAAATGTTGGCTCTGACGTGGGAGAATATCGATTTTGCAAACAGGGTAATTTATGTTCGTGGCGCAAAAGTCCGTGGTGAAGACGGGCTGAAGCTCAAGCCGCAGAACAAAACGAAAAAATCCCGTCGCCCCGTGCCTATGATTCCACCGCTTTACGATGCACTTACGGCCGCGCCGAAAGATACGGAATTTGTTGTAAACGCCGCGACATGTACGCTATTCAATCGCATCAACAAAATATGCCGGGAAAACAACTTGCCAGAGGTGGGGATGCACGGATTGCGGCACAGCTTCGCCTCGCTGGCCTACCATATGGGAATCCCGGAAATGATGGCGGCGGACATAGGCGGATGGAAAGACTTAGGGACGATGCGCAAAATTTACACGCACTTAGCGGAACGGGATATTGCCAAACGCTCGAAAGAGTTCACGGATTATTTCACGCCAGAGGCAATGAAAAACCGCAAAATTGGCAATGACACGGGAAATGAAAATTAAAAATTGCTAGTGCCGCAACATATTTACAAATTTATCATGTGGGTTCGAATCCCACTCTCTCCGCCAGATCAAAAAAGCCCTAGAAATTTATTCTAGGGCTTTTTTATTGCTTTATCAGCTATATTCCCACGTTCTCCGAACTATTCTGCGGGAAAATATTACCGCAGATTTTAATATTTTTCTGCGTGCGGTACGTTTTTATGGCGCAAATTGGCAACGGATTGGCAACGAAGCCCGGGACTATCTAAAATAAAAGATGCACCTTTTGGCGCATCTTTTATTTTACGGGGGGATCAAATAGCCCCAAGCACTGCTGCATCAATAATCTAGTATATAGCGGGCATTCTCGCACGCCCCGGCACCAGTCCTCAACAGTCCGGCGTGGGATGCAAAAGTGTTCTGCAAACGCTGTCTGGGTCATCCCCGCAGCGGAAACGATCTCCCGCACGGTACGGGTTGCGGCGGTATAGATGGCGCGCAGCTGATCCAGCCGGCCGGGTGGAATGGGCGAATCTGGCGCATCGTCCCAGATGTCGGACAGGGACAGGTCGGACACGTAGGCACCCAGGTCGGTGTAGGCTGCGCACTCCCGGACGCAGGCGGCGAATTGGGTATCAGTCATTGCCGTTGCCCTCATCGATCTTTTCTTCACGCGCCCATGCGGCCTCGCAGTATTCTCCCCACAGCCTGTCGCACGTGGCGTCGAACCACTCGGTGAATTCGGTGTCGTCCATGCCTGGATCAAAATCGATCGGGCCGACTACCTCTGAAAACTCCGGGTGCCAGTCCAGGCCGATGCGGACGATCTCGTCGGCCAATTTCTCCACGAACGCATCCCTGTCGTGTTCCGACAGAAAATCGAGCTCGTTGATTCGAATATCACCATATTCAGCAGACTTAAAAAATACCTTGTACGTCATTTTTATACTCCTCCCCCCTGGGCTGCGGCCCAGGTAAAACCATTGTTTTAATTAGTACTTATTGGGGTGTACCCCTTAAGTGCCTTTACTATACCACGCAATGCGTGGGATGTCAAGGGGCAAAATGAAAACAGTTTATATTCTTTTGAAAAAATTAAGCCGAATAAAGGGAGCGCCTGAAAGCGCTCCCTTTTGCGTAATTCCGGATTCTCAATCATTTAGCCGCCGCATAATCGCCGCGTATTCTTTGGGGTATATCAGCCGAATGCACTCCATGTGTTCGTCCATCACTTCTAATAGCCGTTTCATTCCCGCTGAATTTGCGGCAATTGCGAACTCGCTCCCGGATATTTCATCATTTTGTGGCGCAGGAGCGGAGGAATACAAGCTTACGGGGGAAACATCAGCAGAGCGGGAATATTCCGGGAACATGTGATCTAGAATGGTATAGCACGAGGCCATTAACTGGCATGTTGCCGCCGTCGGGCGCTTCACTGCTTTACATTCTTCGATTGTTTCCAGCAAATCCCGCTCTGCCAACATTTTTTAATCCTCCATACAACGGACGGCCTTTTCCAGAGCCTCTCGCGTCCGGCTGTCCGGCGCTTCATCAATCATGCGCCGCAGTTTATCCACCATATCTTCCTTGGCGTCTGCGCGGCTGTAGCGCCCCATGCTATCGCGTTTACGGCCTCGATAGCTCACGCCGTCCCGGTAATCGGCTCTATAGCCATCCCGTCCATAGTTGCCCATAGCGTACCAGTCCCCGGCGTTACTGTATCCTTCGCCCATCATGATCTTATCCAGATTCTTCATGGTGTGCGTCAGCTTGTCCACGGTTTCCAGATCACCGGCGGACAGTTCGCCTTTTTCGGCGATTTCGTCCAGTTCCCGGCAAAGTGTATCTCTCAACTGTTCCCAGTGCTTCATAATTTCACCTCCTAGGCCACGCGTTCAATCATCAGATTGGCGTTGGCAACATCGATTGCCTGCGCGGAGACATTGCGCACGGATAACGCTACGCAGCACCCACGGGGAACATCCACAAACGCGGAGGTTGCCACGTTGAATGCGTCTCCCACGGCGGCAGGTGTTGCCGTCGCCGTAGTGGTGGGAAGCGCTTCACCGCCCAGCGCCAGCGCTACGCTGATAGCCCCAGCGGTTCCGCCGGTAGGCACGGAGATGTTTCCCACGAAAAGCACGCGATACCGCGCGATCGGGGAACATCCATTGCAAATGCCCCGAAGTGTCACCAGTCCAGCGCCTTCACGGTGAACAACATACCCCCGCCTGCATTTCACCGGCGCATCGGTAAACAGCACGTTTTGTCCGGCGGGCACCGCCTGGACAGCGTTCGCAGTAAGTTCAACCGCCATGCTAGTCCCTCCTTACGCTACACTCCCGCAGCCGTAGCCGTTACCGTAGCAGCAGTTGGGATTCTGCACCTGATAAGCGGGAACCGGGCGGGGATTGTAGTACGCGAACTGGTTCTCCACATAGCCCTTGATCGTGAGATTCTGGGCATTCTGGGAAGCGGCCAGCTGCGCCATAAAGAGCTGCTGATTCTGATCGGCGATTTTCTGATCTTTCGCCGCCAGCTCCTGGGCAGTCAAGCGCTGGTCGATGGAGCGGAAACCGCAGTTCATGGCATCGATGATATCACGGGTGGTGTTCTGGATGGTGTTCCGGGTGTCGCAGCTCTGGGTAGCCAGATTGTAGTTCACGCCCTGGATAGCGGCGCGGTTTTCGCAGCAGCACTCCTGATTTGCCATCTGCATCTGGAAAAGTTGCTGCATCAAGGCAGCCTGCTGATTGCACCGGGAAAGCTCCGCCGCCTGGAAACCGTTGCTGATATTCTGGTTCACGCCTGCGAACCCATTCAGCATACCGGTATTCATGGCATAGAAGCCGTCGCAAACGCCGTTGTTCACGCCGTCAATTTTCCGCTCAATGTTGGAAAAATCGGACGCGAGAACATACCCGTCCACCACGCCAGCGCCGGAACCACGACCGCCGAAGCCTCCACCCCAGCCGTTGCCGCCCCAGCCAAAGAAGCCAAAGATCAGGAAAATGATGATCCATGCAGACCAATCACCGCCCCAACCTCCGCCATAGCCGCCGTTGTTGCCATCGGTGACAGCTCTGATATCAGCGGGTGTCATTTCACTTGCTGTAATACTCATTTTGTTCTCCTTTCAAAAGATGAAAAATATAACAAAATCTGGCCAGATTATTGTTTACCTTCTAGGCGCTCCGAAGCCGAACATGCCCCGGAATTGCTCAAACTGCCCCTGCATCTGCTGTGCCATTTGCTGGGCTTGGTTAAGCTGCTGCTGGTTTACGCGCCCGCTCTGTACAAGCTGATTAAGCAGCTGTTGTGGGTCTTGCCCCCTCATCTGCTGCATAAATTGGGGGAATTGGGAAATCATCTGCATAGGATTAGACATCATTGCGTTTTACCTCCGCTTTCTTGGCATCGCGTTTTCCATCTGTCAGCTGGTTCAGCCGTTCCTCTACAGCAGAAAGCCGCTGCTCAAATCCTGCGCTGACTGCCTCCGGGGTAGCTCCCGCATCCCGGATTTTGTATTCATACGCTACAATCGGCATTGGTCGCCCTTGCGCGTCCGTCCGCTTTTCGTAGAATACAGGCTTATTGCTGTCCCAGAGCCGCACAAATCCGTTTGCCGTGACGATAAACGCCTCCGCCGCAGATTCCGAAGCTACCCAAATTCGGTCATCAAGGGGCGGCTGTTGGGGTTGTGCGGGCATCTGCGGTTGCCCGATTGGCATTTGCGGCTGGAAATAGTTTGGCTGAAAATAGCCGGATTGGTAGTTGGGCTGCATATAGGGATTTGCCATCATTCACGCCTCCAAAAATAGATAGGATTTTCGTCCATTGAGTTCCAAGCATCGTACAAAACGCCGTTTTCCACGGCAACAACGTGGTTTTTCAGCGCGACAACGTAAATCCCGTCAGGGTATTCCCGGATAAAATCGCCTACGGTGTAGCAGTCCGGGCATTCCGCCGGGATTGCCGCCCGCCTGAATCCATGCCGCCGTAACACCGCGCCCCATACGTTATTTGCGCTAGGCATATCACATTGAGTCAGCCCCTCGCTGGCCAGCTCAGCGTATGATTGATACCAGTCAATTCCCAGAGCCTTTGCCACAGCTCTGACTGCGCAATCGCCGACTTTCGCAGCGCGGGGATTTGGATTAAAGCTTTGAAATTCAGCCATAGGAAACGCCCCCTTTCTTTTTATAGAATAACAAAAAAATCGGTAGGGAAACTCTCGTTTCCCTACCGACTTACAATCACATATCCTTCAAAAAACTATCAGAAGTCTATGTTTTTGGGGAGTATGTAGCTATACTCCTGCACACTGTTATAGGAGTTTTTCAACTTCCTAATGTACCTATCTAATGTGGCAAGGGACATGCCGTAAGCGTGGCACTGCTGTACACGGCTCCATCCGGCGGCTCGGGTGCGGATGATCTTTTCCTCCAGCGGCGTGAGGATCGCCAGAGAACAGAACTCATCCAGAATCACCCGATTCCACGGGACTTTATCCACTTATCACATCAGTCCTCCTTGGGGGAACTGTAGGTTCTTGCCTGTTTGCTGTCAGCGATACCGGCGGTGGTAGGATCATTGACCACGCCCAGAATCACCAGCACACCGAACACGGCGTTGACCACAGCAATGAGGCGGTTGCCCAGCTCGCCGAAGTCCAGGGAGTAGCCAAACACCGCCGCTACGGTCTGCACCAGCAGCAGCACGGCGGGGATGATGGCCAGCCAGAAGCTTTTGTTTTTGATTCGTACAATCCAGTTAATCATTTTGTTTTCCTCCCTTAATTATGCAGCGGAAGTTTCCGCACTTCCTCCATTACACGTTTCGCAGAGCCGTTGCCCCCGGCTTCTGCATATGGCGCATAAAGATAATCGTTCAGGTTCTCGTACTCATCACTGGTGATATACCCGCGCTCCACGTACTTCATTCCGAGAAATACGATCCTATCATGCGCGATTCCCACCAGCAGGCGGGTGTTTGCACTTTTCTTTGTCCGGCGGGCATCCAGATAGCTCCAGAAGCCCGCCGACCCAATCAGCGTGATTAGAATAGTAACGGCAGTTTTTACCAATTCGTGCATCTCGTTCCTTCTTTCTTATCCATTCCACCGGGCATAGCCGGGACGGGTGTCCACATGAATGCCCCAGCTGTACAGCCCAATGCCACCGGTGCGCCCCATGACTTCCTCCGCTACGGCTTTCATCTCCGCCGGGCTTGCGGCACTGTGCAGATCAGCGGCAAGCCCAAACAGATGCTGAGAGTTAGCCACGCCGCCAACCTCGGCATTGTGAGCCGCACACCGGACGCCGGAACCACCGCCGTCCACAATGGAAATCGGGATGCCCAGCCGGTGCCGGATTTCATCTACAGCACGCACCATGGATTCTTGCGGCTCCACCGGGAACCCACCGCAGCGGCCGCAGGGGCACCGGAATTCCTTCCGGGTGAAGTACTTGATGTCGTCCCAGAATGTTCCCGTTTTCGGCGCGTCCATGCTCTCCGGCTTCTCTACCTTTACCGCCGTCCCGGCGATAGCACCGATGAGCATTTTCTGGGTAGCGGCTCCCGGTATCCCGTCCACGGTAGGCCCGTAGTCGGCCTGAAACGCCCGAATTGCCCCTTGGGTATTCCTGCCCTCGATGCCGTCAATCGTGCCGGGAGAATAGCCTAGATAAGTCAACAGGCATTGAATTTGCTTTACCGTCATACGTTCACCTCTTCCCAGCCCTTGGGGTATGCGGACGGCGACCATACATTATTGTCCAACGTTGAACGGTATACTTTACCGCCTTCCATGCAGCAGTCGTCCTTATTATAGGGGCTGGTAGACATAGCGACGAACGGCAATGCTTTTGCTGGGTCGGTACTCCACGCAAACCCCCACTGTGCGGGAAGTTCCTCCGGCTCCTGGGTATAGATAGTGCTGTCGTAGGGCTGCACCAGCCGCACCACGCGGCCAGCAGACGACTGGCACACAAACCCAGCCTTGCGCTCCAGCATGTTTTTGTTTGCGACAGCGGCCTTAAAACTGGGAATATCACTATCCGCCGCGTTCAGTTCGGTGCCTGTCATGTCCGGGGCTTTCTCCTGCACGGCAAGCGCATTTGCACGCCCCTGGGCATACATGATGCTTTTTCTTTCCTCTTGTGTCACAGACTGTCAACCCCCTTCTTGTAGGCTTCATCCAGCTCTTTCAACTGTTCCTCACCGCCGCTGGCTTTTATCTCCCTGATTTTTTCAAGGATAGCGTTTTTACGCTCTTCGATGGTCATCATGCGTTCACCCCCAGAGCGGTTTCAATTTCAGTCAACGCCTCTTCGTATTCAGCGTTCTGAGTAGAAACCGTTTTGTACTGCTCCCGCTCATATTCCCGCTGAACGGCGTCAAGTTCATCCCAGGGTTTCCATGGGGCAATCATCTCGCCGGTGAACACCACGCCATCAGCACGTGTCCACGTCTTACCCGCCGGGATGAAGCGATAGCCCTGAATATAAATATTGCACTTACCGTCGAAGACATCTGTTTCAATAGGTGTAAGGCCTTCGCCAGGGGTGACGTAGCACTTAAAGTCAGAATCAATGTAAATCATCATTCTTCACCCCATATCTCAGATATTGTCAGCGTCGTTTTGTTGTATCCTCCAGTGGTTATCCATATACCAACGTATCCCGCGGTTACAGCTGAAACGTCAACAGAATACTCGCCGGTTGCCAGGATCTTCATATCTGCGGCAAATGTTGGGGTTTGCTTGGTAGGCCGTTCATTTGCCACCACAAGACTGAATCGGAACTTATGTGTATTGCCCTCTTTGTCCGAGTATGCAGTATTACCAATACCCGTTATTTTGAATTTCAGAGTATTTACTCCTGTCAGATCAATCGAGTTATTCGTGAATGCATTTGCGTATGCTACGCTGCCACCAAATACTTCCGTCGATAATAGCATGCTATCGTCGTTTAGAGTAAGCACACTGTCAAAACTTCCACCAGTTGAGGGATGCTCGGCTACTGACCAGCCTCCGGTTACTGCATTATAGGTGTTTCCGCTTTTATACAGCCAGAGCAAATAGCTCAGCTCAATGGCTGCGATTTGACCATCTGTAGTTATAGATACAGATTCACTGGTGTTTTCTACCCCATCTGTAGCGGCTGCAGTCCAAGTCCCGGCGTTCGGCACAATGCAAGCCCATGTACCACTGGTGTCAGGGGCGGATAGAGTCGTTGTGCCGTCAGAGCAAGTGCAGGTCGAACCGGCAGGATAGGTGATGTTGATAGTGGCCGTGAAAAATGCAATCACGGTTGAATAATCGGCAGTGACGACAACAGGCTTAGATGAGGTTTGTGACCCATCCGTAATCGCAAGTGTCCACGTCCCGCTTGCAAGCCCCTTGAAGACAACCACGCCGCTGGTGCCGGAGTTCTTGATCTTACTCTTGCCGTCCTTGGAAACAGTCACGGTGACGTTCGCCGGGGCTGTGACGGTGAGAGTGCCGCCTGTGCCGCCGCCACCGGTGTTTACTCTGCCAATCATGCGCTTACACCGCCTTTCCAGCAAATAATGGTGGGAATTGTAATTGCCGATTCCGGGGCGCTTGCAGCATATAGATACACGCCGCCGTTATATGTAGCCGCAACAGGGGCAAAATTGCCGTCAATTGCGTCTGCAACGCCGAGAACCACCTCCGGAATCATGGTATCCAGCACCCCCGTTAGCGCAATCGCCGCACGGAATGGGTAATCTTGATATGTAGAATCAGCCACAAACGCGGATACCGGCACGCTGATGTTCGTGAACAGGAGCTTTTTCAGCTCCACCGCCGTACCGGCTTCCAGGTCTGCCAGCTCCCGGTTGATGGAATCCAGAACCGATGTGGCTTGTGCCGTGGTATCATCAAGCACATCTTTTACTTGTGCCTGCGTTTCCTGCAAAAGTGTGGAAAACTGACTTTGCATTGTGCTGGTATCAATGCCCACCTTTTCCGTCACCAGCCCGCACACCGAAGCGTCAAGCCGTTCATCCGTAATCATGGAAGCGGTAATTGCGGTTGTACCGGCTGCAACGGAAATCCGTGCAAGGCTGATCTGCCGGATTGTGCTGTTGTTTGTCAGCGCCGGGGCTGCTGCCTTCCCAGATTTTTCGCCTTTCAAGATTTTCACTTCCGGATAGTCCACGTAGTTTGTGGTTTTCCACTCCACGATTACGCGATCAATCCGATTCAGAACGCCGTCTGCCGCATCAACGGCAAGCTGCAATTTGGCACCGTCAACAGATTCATTATCAATCCACCACACAATGCCGTTCCTGCCGGAATTCGCCATCCATCCGGTGCCGTCTGAGACTTCCACTGCCATTCCCGGCGTGGAAAGCGCCTGCACGGAGGCATTGCTGCCAGCAGCAAAAACGCCAGATGTGCGGCCATGGTGCCAGCGCATAACGTCTTCTGCGCCTATGTATGTATCTTGGTT